TTGTTTCTGCTTTATTTGACCGGGGACACCACCAATAGCAGCACCAAGGTCAAACATACCTTGTGACATTGCGGGTCTTGCTAAACCTGCAAGTACTTGTTCTGAAATTCTAGCCATGATAATATTCCTTTTTAACTAAAGAGGCCTCTGGTAGCCTGTTCCGCAACACTAGTACCAAAGCCACCTGCAATGTTAGCTTGTCCCAAAGCAGACGACAACAACGCATTAATACCGGAAGCGTAAGTTTCTCCGTACGCCTTAGCCTGTTCAGACATGGCTGCACGACGTTGTTCTGCTGCTGTCATTCCGGGAGTTATGGCACTCAAAAGCTGTGCTTGTGGCACGTAACTAGCGCCTAACATGCCTGTCCCAAGTTGTCCGTACCTAGACTGCTCTTGTCCTGCGAACTGCATGGCGTTAAGCATTGCTGTATTACGGGCCTCTTCCTGAGCTTTAGCCAACACCAGTGCGTCAGGAGTACCACCAAACTGTGCTGTTTGAGTACCAAGGCGTCCCTGTGCAGCCAGACGTTGCTCAAGTGCTAGGCGTTGTCGTTCTTCTTCAGGCGACATAGCCGTACGCATACGTTGGTATACTTCCTGCTCACGGTCTGCTATAGGCATTGCTGACTGGTCAAAGAGCATACCCGCTTGTTCAAACCGACGACGTTGAAACTCTTGCTCTTCTGGAGACATCGTAAGGTCATACTGCATTTGACCTGTAGTTGGATCTTGAGCCATTCCAAACTGACCACCAGTAGCTGACGTTACTGTGTAAGGTTGGAACTCAAGCATTCCTGAGATGTCTTGAGCCAACGACGGCTGGCCTTCGTAGCCTGTAGCGAAGCGTTGCATTGCTTCTTCGCCAATGTCACCTAAGTCTTCGTAGCCTTTATAAGCTAATGCGGCTCCTGCTGCGGCAGCACCACCGCCAAAAAGATTTCCCCAAAAATCGTCATCCATTAGTATGTACCTCCGTCAATAGTTCCCGTCGACAGTGTACCGTTAAATGTCAATGCAGGAATTGTTACTGTCCCTGTGAATGTTGGTGATGCTGTGTCTGCCTTCGTAGCAATAGCTGTAGAGATAGCGTCAAACTCCGTCTCAAACTCAGCGCCTTTTATGATTTTACCGCTGTCTCCAGAAGGTAGACTGTCCTTAGCGGCAAAGTCAGTAGTTTTACTGTAGTTGCTCATAGTACTTTACCCTTTAAAACTAATACGTTAATTTCTTGAAGAGACAATGCAAAACCATTTATGTCTGCCTCCAGACCTATGTTAATAACTCCGCCACCGCCTGTAGCGTTGACTGCTCTACGTGACGTTAGTTCACCACCAGTAAACTCTGCCACGTTAAACTCGCCCTCGTTGTAGAAAGCAGGTTGTTGGTTTCCTACAGTAAACTCTGCAGTTCTGTAGAATGTGTCGAAGTCGTAGGCCCACTTAAGAAACACCGTAGCACTATTAGCGCCTACCAGTGTTGGCCTAATCTTCTTGACTCTTTTTAGCATAGACGGGTCACCAAAGGTCAACCCCGGACTGTAGTACTTAAACCTGTACTTTGTTCCGTTGTCGCTGTAACCTGTGTACTCGCTAATACCTTCTGTAGTGCCTATGTACAGCTTACCGTTCTCAAGCCTACCATAAGACGTAAAACTAGTACCGGGCCAACGAGTAACACGATAAGAGCCGTTTTCTAGTGTGCCCCTTACGTCAAAACAATAGGTTACGTCCTGACCTACAAAAGTTAATAGATAAAAACCTTCTTCTGGGCTGTAAACAGTCCTATAAAAAGAAATCTCGTTTTGCAACAAATTTATAATGTCTTTAGTAATGCTGTTAGACAAGTTAGCCATAGGCATTGACTTTTCTTGTATAGTGCGACCGAAGCTCTTTAGGCCTGTATGTGACAAAAACAACACGTCAGTACCTGTGTACTGTACAGTGTCACGGTCAACGCAGCCGACTCCTGCTACAGTGTCTGCTAATGCCATTGTCGCTGGTGCTTCAGCACCTTCATAAACAACAATACTATGTTTACCAAAGATAATCAAAGCGCCGTTGTGCGCTGCTAACGCTACGATCTCGTCATGACCGTCAGGCCATACTTTAGAAATGTCAATAGAACCGCTAGTACCTCCAGACCAGTCATGGCCTATCAAAAGGTCAGTCCAGTAAATAGTAGACTTGTCAGCACCAAAGTCAGCCGTCCAGAGCCTTCCATAGGCCGCTAGGACCTCGTTACCGTACATAGCACTAGTAACACCTGCCGCACCAGAAACGCTACTGAGCGTGACTACAGAGCCTCCTGCGCTGTCATAGACTAAAGGCTGAAAACTACGCTGGAAGAAATAGATCTTATCGTTGAAGTTAACCATCTTCCAGTTGTCAGCAGTAATTGTATAACTACCGGGAGTTTCGTCGGCTAAGGTTGTAGTACCACTAAGGATCTTATTGTTACCAACAGAAAAAACTTTGGTGTTTCCAGCGTCGTCTTTAAATTCTTGAATAGCCCTAAGAGCAGCCGTACCTAGTGCAGTCTTGTTTGTTGTAACAACGTCATGGCCTTTACGTGCAGCAATACGCCCACGCTTGTCAATTACAGCGTTGTCTGCAATCTCTGCAAACGAAGGGTCTTGCTGCAACGGAGAATCTTCTGTATTGATTCCCTTAAAGGCCGGTGCAACAAGATTGATACTGTTAAGTTGTTGTGCCATAATTTACCTCAAGGGGTATAGAAGATTACTTCTTCTGGATGCTTTTGAGCGTCTAAAGCAATAGCATCAGACATGTAGTTTTCAGCAATCTTAAAGTACTCAGCAGCAGACGTACCACCAGTTTCTCCACGTTCACGGGCTAACAAAGCAATAGCTAAGTGCAACACGGGCATGTTAGGTATCGTAAGTCGGTCGTCGTTAGCGGACAAGTCACCCGTTCTTTTGACACAGTTAAACCGAATGGTGTACTCTTTGTCAGGAATTGGATAAATGTCAATCTGAGTGTCACCATCGTCGTCAACACCGTTGTACGTGTAGTACTTAGGAGCACTCTTGCGAGCATCAGAAATCAAGTAAGCTTCATCAAAGAATGTCGCTGTTTGGTACTCCATAAACAAGTTAGCAGTGTCGTTGATAACATTTAGAGCTTTAATCCTGTTTTGACTACCAGTTAGTACGTAGTTAAAAACATCAGCAGTCGTTGTAATTGTTAATGTAGTACGCAACGCCGACCAGTCCCAAGAGTCCTCTACAATCCTCTTAGCGTCATTTACAAAGTCCCCTACCATTTTACTATAGGTGCTTTCTTGCACAGACGTTACTTCGTCTTCACGCATCCTACGTAGTACATTGTTTACTATATTTAAATAGGTCATTTAAAAGTCCTTGGTAATTAAGAGAAAAGACCTTTTGGCTTGTCTTCTTGTATTAGCGAGCTTTTGATTTCATTTTCAACAAACTGGTTTAAAACGTCTATTGCTCTTGTTGGTGCTCTGTACTCTACAGCAGCAAACGGTTGTCGTTGCCAGTCTGGAACTCCAGTAAGCATTCCTCCGCTGCGGCCACCGCTACCCCCGCCGCCACCACCGGAGCCTCCTTCTTCAGGTTCAGGTTCAGGTTCTGGTTCTGGTTCTGGCTCTGGTGCTGGTGTTGGTGTTGGTGTTGGCTCAGGTTCTGGAGCTATACTTATTGGTAAACCACAGTTTCCTTCTTCGTGGTCGCTTGGCCTAGAACCGTCTGCACACTCAGTACATAAAGGATAGTCAGAAGCGCCATTAGGACACGCACCTTCAACTGAGTCTGCAAAACACAGGCCGGTTTCAATGTCTATAGTAAACCCTTCTTTACAAGGGCCACAACTTCCGTCCTCTGCTACAGTTGCGTTAAGATCATTACAAGATTCAGGCACAAGCTCAGGTTCTGGCTCAGGTTCTGGCTCAGGTTCTGGCTCAGGTTCTGGTTCTGGTTCTGGTTCTGGCTGCTGTTCTGGTAAAACTACGTTTGGAAAACAAATACCGTCTCTAACAGTCCCTGCTTCGCCGTTAGCGGCTTCACATGGGTCTCCTTCATTTGGACCAGTATCAGTAGGAGTACTGTCGTCTGTAAGGTTTAAACGGCCATCGTCATCATTATCTCCGTCGTCAATGTCTGGCTCAGGCTCTGGCT